ATCCGCGACCTCATCCTTTGTCGGATTCTCCTGACTTGCAGGATGCTTGGCCTTGGCGGTCATTGATGCTCGGGGTGCAATGAGGTGGTGAAAGGGCTCAGGTAGTTCAGGTACTAGTCCATACCAGTCATTCGCCGACGCTGTCTCAGTGATCGTGGCAACTCGCGCAGCCGTATAATCGTCAATGACATCTACCCAAGCCTGTGTGCGGTTCTCAATGGTCATGCTGTTATAATAATCCGCGAGGAGTTTGCCGTCTGTTGCCAGAGTTATAGACAAAGCATCCCCTGCCGTGGCTTTTCCATGATGGATTTCTCTTGGCTTGGAGATGTACCATAGTGTGTAGGTTTTGTTGACGCCGGACTTGTTGAGTACGAAGGTATTGCCTTTATGGTAATACATATTGTCTGTCCCTGTACCTCCTGAGACAGGCAGTATTTGAATGGAGGACGCTTCTACCTTGTAACCGTTCTCGTCCTTCAGCTCCTTCACGTATCCAAAGTTTCCGGGTAAAGTAATGACGGAGCTTGTCACAGCGACTGAACTGGACGTGAGAAACCATTCAGGCTTGTACTTCATGAGCATGGAAGTGATGTATTTTTGTGCGGTGTTAATCTGCTGAAGGAGAAAGCTGTTTGAGTACAGACCGCTTGTGTCAGTTGACTCGACATAAGCAGTGCTGTACTCATTCAAGTTCTCTCGGACATCAGACATAATTTGGTAGGCGTTATGATATGTGTCCATAGATGGTTTTCCTTTTAGAATTCAAACGGGAGTTTGTCCTCTTTAAAGTGTGACTCCCACTTTGCGATAATCTCGTTCTGCATTTCAACGGGCCAATCTTTTTTGATTTCCTCTTGCTTATTCGTGTTCTTGACCCAGGCCTTGAAAGCTGCAGCACCCTTGTTCTTGAACTGTCGAAGGTAGACGTCGCGCTCTCCCACCTTGGTGTCAAACTCCTTGGTCATCTTGCCGATAAGGGTTTCCACCTGGTTCGTCAGGGTACCTACCTGCTCTTTGAAAGATCCTATCTCGTCTCTCAGTTTGTTATTGTCGGTCTTTAATTCCTCCATCTCTTTGCTACTGGAGGCCTTGGTCATTTTCCAGGGTCCGACCACTTCAAGTTCCAACTGCTTTGCATGAAACGCAAGTTCTGGAGAGATATCCAAATAGGCCTTGTTCTCGTTCTTTCGCCTCTCATTTAACTGGTTGAAATTGACGATCTGCCTGACCCAGAAGTCCTCGTAAATGATCTTCGCATCTCGGGCTTTCTCTTTCTTGTCGTCATCGTATTGTAGTTGAACGAGCCCCCGTGACCCATACTTATTGAGTATGTGCTTTGCTCTGGGCTCAGCCATCTCGACGATCTCACCAGGTTTGATCCTGCCTGTGACGCCGATGTGAGTCCATAAAATTGTATCGGGTGTGAAGTTTGCTACTATCATTGTTTTCTCCTTTGGGTTATTCTAAGGGTGATTGAATCACATCTTAGATAACTAGGTTTTTGTATACTTTGCCTTTGGCTTTCGGGGTCACCTGTCTGTATGCGGTAACTCCTTTGCCAGAATTCGATGCTCTGTTATATGTGTTGACAAGTTGGATCTTATCGTCTACGGTGCATTCCCGCAGCTCTTGTGCAACCTTGTCGTCGAAGTCGTCTTGAAAGCCCAACATGTATTCCTCGCCTTCAAGTATGCGCTGGTCCGCTGCCTTACGCTGGAAATCCGCCTCGTGCAGGACGCGCACGTCCCTCATGTCCGGTTGACGGAAGCCGGAGTTGTTGCAGTCCTCACCTTCCACCACTGCGGCCAGGGTGCGACCGCTCAAATTGCTTGGCTGAGTGATGATGAATTTGCCAAGTTGCCTGCTAAATTGCACTCGCAGGGTGGGGTCGAAATCCCGCAACTTGCGTACAAAACCCGTGTCGGGTGCCGGGGTGAGTCCGTTCCAGACTGCCCTGTGCTCGACTCTATCCTGCGGGGTGGAGAGCATTGCGTCTCTCTCGGAGTCTCGTGCATGCTGGTAGACAGACATTATAGAGCCCTCCTTTTGTGTGTGTCATATTTGCAAAGCTCTGTACAGGTTTCACAATCCTCGGGGTTACATCTCAATCTCAATTTCACAGGGCAATTAGCTTCTCCGCCCTCACAACCTATATTACAATCACCCCCACAAAGGGGCTCAACAGTAAAGATAGCTTGATAGTTGTCACGATAGGTATTTGATACTCTACCGGGAAACCAATCTGTGGTATGAACCATGTAGTACCTCCTAATTTTGTTTGATTTGTTCTACACGTGCCAGGTTGTTATTGAAAAAGACAAGGCCCGTGTTCGGAGTTCTGGCTTTAGAGTCCAGGGCTTTCACCATGTTGTCCACATCCAGATCGACAAAAACGAAGTCCCGGACCTGACTAGCCACGGTACGGGGGTATTTGATTACATCGTGGAATTGAATATCTAACACTTGAATTGCACGATCCTGTAGTATCTGCCGCGCCTCTCTCACGCAGGTAATAGGGTCGTCTTCCCACACCACGTTCATCGCCATGAGAGATGTGATTATTTCGTTTGGATCACGCAGCATGAATATGACTTTCGCGTTTATGTCTGCCGGGAGTCGAGGGATAAACGGGGCGACCACCTTTATGGCTTTGCCTTGTAAATCCTCATTAGTCATCTTGTCTAGTCGCGGACCAAGGTTGTTAAGCTCATAGTCACCGTGGGCATCAAACGCGCCTTGTGACTGCATGTTCTTCGCGTCTGCCACTACATCCAGGCCTCCCCTGTGTAGCATCTGCATCATCAGGGAGGTGCCTGTTCGCGGGAAGCCGCTGACTATTGTGGAAAAATTCATTCTTTATTCCATTTACAAAATTTATATTCTTTTATTAAGTTTGATACCCACTTGAACAACCTGATTTTCTTTGGGTATTTCAACAAAATCTAAAATGGCCTCTACACCTGTTTTGCTGTTGAGGGCGTCTGTATCCCAGATTCTAAACTGTCCGGGATGTTTTTCTTGCAGTCTCTCAGATATTATATAGTAATCGTCCCACATTAATCCAATAGCTGTTTTTCGATCTGTGTCGTAGCGAGGGTACATTCGATACCATTCTTTAATTGGATGTACGTTAAGGCCTCTCGAAAACGCCCACATTGACTCAATAACTTCTTGACGCTTCCGTTTAAGACAGATAAATTTCGTGTTAGATGCAGCCTGTAACATACGTTCTACATGATTAAGCCAGTAATATCCAACATCCCCTATTATGTCCGCATCCAGTTCAAGTAATTCCTCAATCCTTTGTTCCGCTACATCAGGCTCGTTATCCCAAGGTATAGGTAAGTTCTCGTGCGTAACCTTAGAGTTCCCCTGGGAATTGAGCAAGCGTTGAAGGGACATTGTACCACATCTTCCAGAACCCAAACCTATAATCACTTTACGGTAAGGCATCAATTTTGTTCTCAATAACGTCTAAATGTGTGTCTAGGTTATTTAGTTGAGAATCCAGTGTATCCAGTTTACTCTCAATAGCGAGTATCCTAGAAAGCGCGTACTTAACAAAAAATTCTATCTGAGTGTGTGAGTGTTTTAATACAGGTATTTCACCTGTTCCCGCACAGTCCAGGTCAGGTTGCCCGTTAATTAATCCTGTACCATTACATTGATCGTGTGGTTGTAATAGATCCGGCAACTCTTCCCACCATTTAGCCATATTTATATCCTTCTTTTATGAGGGGGCCGAAACCCCCTCAATACTATTATTAAAAGTTTAGAGATTAGGGATTAGATCCAGTCTGTCGTTCAATCAAACCTGCAACAGTTCCATCATGAGCAGCAGTTAACGGGTGCCCACAATAGGTAGCTGCTTGACTTGATCCGCCTGTGACAATCTTGTCGAAGCCTACAAACATACAGTTAGGATCGAAGAGAAGCTGCCCTGTACCTGCTTTGTTATTGTCATAAACTAAGGCAGTACACTGGTCAGCGTGTCCAGCATACCAAGCAGTAAACATACAATTCCTAAAAAACTGTGGTCCAGAAATATCAGACGAGCTTTTCCCACAATCCAGCATTCTTCCGCCTACAGCGTTCACAGACATGAAGAAAAGACAATCCTCAAATGTGCTTCTATAAGCACTTCCAGTCCACCCAACTTGTGCGGCACCAGACATGGTATTGTGGGCAGTTGTTCCAAAAATACAGCTCTTGAAGTAGTTTCCGCCCCCGTCGATCAACACATTGTTAACGTCTGTATCTTGCCCTTGAGTACCGTTAGTTGGACCTTCAAACCAACAGTTCTCGTAGTGGTTTCCGCTTCCCGTGTTTTTGATATTGTAATGCTGAGCAGCGTTAGATCCCCCACTTTTAAAATGGATATTCTTGATCAAACAATCATTACCGGCAAACGTAAACCACGGACTTGTTGCTGTACTTGCCGAATGCTGAATGGTCACATTGTTAGACCAGGGGGAGGCAGAATGCGAACCGATGATATGAGTATTATTCTTATCCCAATTCAGCAACGATGTAAACGTGTATGTTCCTGGCATCACTACTACCACGTCATTTCGATAAGCCGTCAAAGAATTTTCAGCAAGAGCCGGTGTCGTGAAAATGCTTCCGCTCTTCACCCCATTGGACTCTAGCCAGCTTCTATGCTGATTAGTGGCAGATGTGGCAGTAGCAACATACTTCACGTCACCCAAACCAGGCCCCATGCCTGCTTCACCCATAATCCAATTAATCAAACTTGGGTCTAAATTTCTTTTCTTAATCATTTGTTATTTCTCCTTTAGGATAGTTAGCCCCTGGCAGGCGAGGAAAGAGACAAGAACAATTGTTATTACTCCGTCTTGTCTCGTACTCGCCTGCCAGGATACTAGGTTAAATTGTTTTTACCAAGGTGCGCTGGTAGGCTCGGTAAGGTCGTCAAGCAGAGTCAATGCTGTCCGCTTCTCGACACCGAGATTGGCATAGGTACGGAGGTACATGGTACCCTCATCGTAATCCTGCCGCCAGTGCATCCGATTCGGATCAAACCCACCCCAACCAATCGGGGTCAGCTCGTATTTCTTGATCGCGTCATTGGGCTCGAAGTACATACGATTAGGCTGTGTATAAGGATCAACAACCATCTCAATCGCGCCGTTCTGAGAGAAGGTGAGCTTCTCGTATCCACCCTTATACTGTCCAGGTGCATACCGTACATCAGGCTCCAGGAGACCAAAATACTTTCGTCTCTGGCCGAGGCCCAGTCGAATCATTCCGACATCACTATCGGATCGCGCCGCACTGGTATCAATGGCTGAAAGCATAAGGTCCGTGGTCAGTTCCCTATTCACATCAGAGTTCCCCAGAATATTGGCCTTCCATTCCGCGTCCGTGGATACCGTGATACCTTCAAAAGCAGCGAGCAAGGTACCATCATCGAACATACCATTAAGGCCGGTAAGCTCGTAGGAAGCGTTCGTGGTTGCATGCACTGCAGCTCTGGAACCGTAACGAACCATCTCAGCCCCGGAAGCAATGGTAGCGGCAGAGACAGTGTAGGACTGCGCTGCTACCAAGGGATGCTTGGCTTTATACGTGCTCGCATTGGCCTCCATCGTGACAACCCTTGTGGAAGGATTAACACTGAAGACTCTGGATGCAACAGAACTCTGATCAAAAGCAGTAGACTCGAAGAAATCCACGATCATACCCTTACGTACATATCGGGTGCCGCGATCATTGTCCATTGTGACGGTCCAAGTCGTGGAAGTGCTAAGAGTGTCAGACGTGGTGCTCAAAGTCCCGAGCAAACCATACCCATCACCGTGACACTGCCTATTCAAGTCACTGATAAGCGCCTTGTAGGTATCCATGACAGCGTCCCCCTGAGCGTCAACGAACGCACCCAAGTTGCCTTTACCAGCTTCAATAGCAAGACCGGAAAGTCGCAGAACACCATAAAGCAATTTCGGGGAAATAGTCCCCTGCACACCGTCACCAGTGATAGGCTCAGGCAAGAAAGTCCCTTCAGCTCTACCACCAACGGACTCGATGGCTCCCTGACGCACACTGAAAAAGTATCCAGCGCCTGCAGGTTTGACCTGGGCTTTTCGATTCGATTTGGAAAACAAATTATAAGTCATGGGCTGACGGTTAAACAGATCCGTGATTTTGTTCCCATAGACTCTTTTAAGCTGAAACGCAATAGCGCTTGTATCTAAAGTTGCCACTTTCTTTCTCCTTACATACCTTCATCAACGTTACTGGCAATCATCTCAAGCAGTTCTTTCTTACCTGCGTCGAACACATCTTCGACACTCGCATTGGGATCTGTCTTAGGCGTCTTGACCGACGTTACATCGGTGCCTACAGACTTTCCCATCGGGGTAATCTTTGACTGCCCTTTGGCATAACTGTCAATAGCTTCTTGTTTTATATTGTTTACGAATTCCTGGAACTTAGAAACACTTCCGCTTGCCATTTTCTTGACATCGCCAATTTTCTCGATGTCAACTTCATTGGCAGGATTGTTGACTCCCAGTAACAAGGACATCATGGCTTTCTCTGTGTCGCTTGCACCTTCAACATTGTCAACCACATCTACGATGGTGGAGTTGTAATTGTCAAGAGCACGCATGTTGTCCTGTTGCTCTTGTCGCGCCAAGTCTTCCTGCGTATTACTATTCTGCAGGTCCAAATTGCGCTTCTCCAACCTATCAATTGTTTCTTCCGAGGTTTCGCCTTCTCTTGTTTTTTGTTCGTCTTGCGTAGCCCAGTAATCCTTGATTTCTTTCAACTGCTTGGATTCTGCAACCAGCTCATTCGCGTCCTTGTCACCTAACAACTGCTTTAATGACTGTCCGGTTTCAAGGGCCTCAGATAAATCTTCAGCAGATTCGTAGCCATGTTTAGCTAAAAGTTCTGTGAGGTTCTTTTCTGCAGCTCTTGCGGCCAGCCATTTCGGGTCTTGGTCGTAAGGTTTTTCGTCTGTGTTGTCGGTAGGGGAATCCGACTTTTGCCCCTTGTCTTCGGTTTTAACTGCGTCGCTGTCCTCGGCGGGTAACTCGTCACCAGTTTTCCCGTCTTCAGCGGCGCTTTTGGTATCATCGACAACGACTGTATCTTCAGTTGTTCCGTTGTCTACAAAAATTCCATCGGACCCTTCTAAGCTATCAACTATTTCGCTGGAGTCCAGGGATGTATTCGTATTGTCGCCTTCTGTCACATTGCCTGCCATAAAATCGTCATAAAAGTCTGCCATTTGTTCTCTCCTTTTTCACTAGCCTAAGTACACGTACAGTAGGATAGTGATCATTTTAATGATGTTTAGTATATTTTCCCGTGAGGGTTGCTTGGCATGCTCGGGTTTCCGTCACTGCCTGCGGCAATACCCATTCCGTCCCCAGAGGATTTCTTTCCCTTCATGGCGTCTTTCATTGTCTTTTTCTTACCCTTGCCCATTTCGAGATAGATGTCGGTAATCTGCATGGACACGTTCTCGTCCATGTGGCTACCCATAGTCTCGGACATGCTGATTCTTTCCACTTTGGCTGTGGCCTGCAGCATGATTTCCCCGCCGACTTTGAAGTCCTCAGCTTTGTAACCGAGTTTCTTGAGCGAGTCGTAATTGAGACTGATGGAAAGACCATAAGGATACTTGTCATATTCCGTTATCTTATCCGGCATCATATCGCTTTTGGCTTTCTTAGGGCTTTTCTTCATACTCGTCATTTTATAATACATAGGCATTGTCGAATTCTCCTTTACCTCTTGTTTTGTCGCATATTTTCACGGTATCCACGGACACCCATAAGTGCGCTACTGACCTTCTTAGGTGCTTTGGTCACGCTGCCACTTCTTCCGCGTACGTTTTTCTTTATCATCTTCCACGCTTTAGTGGCAAGATCCAAGAGTTCATTTTTCTCAGGCATTACGCTACTCCTCCTCCCCCACCTGTTCCGAGCCCTTCGGGTATACCTTCAGGGCCAATGGACGGCCCAGGCTCTGTAGGTAGATCCTCTTCGCTGAGGCCAGGCTGAGGGCTCATTGCTTCGGCTTCTGCCGCTATCCCTTGCTCCAGCCGCATTTGATCCCGCAACTGTTCTTGGACCTGGATCTTCATCGCTTGCTCGTGCATGTCCCTGTGCGCTATGGCGTAGGTCTGTCTCTCCTCGGAGAATTTCAAGAACTCACGACTAAATATCAAAACATCCAACACCTGCATATGCACCGGGTGGTTGTCGAGCCGGAAGACAGGATCGAAGGAATCGGGGAACATAAGCATGTCCTCGCCGTCCTCATCCTGTACAACGGTTCCGTCAGCATCCTTTAGAGGCATGTTGGGTAGGGCGATATTTGTAACATTCCCTGCCGCAATTAAGCTGTTCTCGTACTCGGCCCTGTCCCTATGGATGTTCTCCACTTCAGGGAACCCGCTCATGCCCATTCGGCGAAGTAACTCTCTCCGGATCTCAGGATGCTCAGACATCTCCCCCCAAAATCCTTGCTCTATCAAGGTCATGAGGAACTGGTTACGTCCGGCATTGGTGGTTGAAGATCCGCTATCCAGTTCCAACTTGACATCTGTGTTGTTGCGAAGGTCCGCCCCTTTGAAATTCCTAATGAGGATCTCATTCCCTTCACCTGGAATCTTGATAAGCTGTGTAACCTTGGTTATATCCTGTACAATTATCAACCGCTTCTTCTGCACCCTGTTCCAGGCGCGGTAAAAGCGCTTAATGTCCGGGGTATGGGACTGCTCGGCGGTCTCCCGTAGTATGTCCACCATGACACCGGATGCACCGGACCCAGGTGTTTGCCCCCGGAGCACGTTCTTAGGATCTCCTGCAGCTTCCTGAGCGACTTCCTTGTGGATTTTACGCTCATCCAGAATCTGCGAGGGATACGGGGTGCCAGGCTGCACTTCAGGTTTAGCGCCGCCTGCTGATCTATGATTATACTCCAGCGCCAGCAAAGCCTGACCTCTTGCTGAGATCCTCTTCAGTGAGAGAGCTGCAGGGGTCAGTACCCACGGACGGCCCAGGGAACGTCGATTGGTACTCATTGCCTGGTCAATCTCATTCACAGTGTTCTGAGGGCTTATTAGATCATCGACACCGCCAGTGCCCCAAAAGGAGCCCGGAGTGTTGTTGAACACAAAATGAGTAAGCGTGTAATACCAGGAGCCGTCTTTGGCCACGGGTATAGGCATTTCGGCTTTGTTTACAATGACTTGATCTCCCACGGTCACGGTGTAACGCCCCTTGGGATACTCCTTGGTGGGCTTGAATTCCATCTCTTTATACACCACCAGTTGCAAACTGTTGATTTCCAGGTTGGAGGTGTCGAATCCCCTACCTTTCCAAGGGCTTACATTACTGACCAGGGTCATGAGTTGTTTCTGGTATTCTACCTCGGCAAGACTTTCCGTGCCCTTCAACTCTATATCGTGTTTGGCCTCTACCCAAGCCTTCGACTTGAGGGATTTTATACCTATGTAAGCCTTATCCCGCAATAACAAGCCCAGGGAGTCCACTTCCACATTAAAAGGAATAACAACTTCAATAGCGCACTCGGGAGGGGCAGGGATTATTTCGCCAGCATTTCCGATAACGTATTTTCCGGGGTCATTGTCAGGAAACACACGTACAAAGGCGTTACCACAAATGGTACGCCAAAACTCCGTCAGTTCCTTTATGTCCTCGGCTTCATTATCATTTATCGTGTCGAGCCAGCGTATAACCAGCTCGGCCAATTTGGCTGCATCCTTGTCAGACTGCTCTCGGCTGTTGGGCCATACCGTGGTGGCGAAATTCTTATTCGTAGTTAAAGCTACAGTGCTTTTGACATAATCCCTCACCATATTGCTGACAGGCGTGGGTATGTTCACGTTGATCTCGGAGCGCCTTCCAAATGTGTTCCGGGACTCGAACCAGGATAACCACTGTTCACCTAAGTAATACAGTATGTTACGGAACCAGGTGCGCTCAAGGATAGTACGTACAGGGTCCACGAACGGTTTAAATACATCGTTCACGTCCAGCAATATAGCCGAATCCGTTGGTTTATGACTAGGGGAATATTTCATATCTTCCTTTATGTGACGGGATAAACACCAGGAGTAGGCTCCTCATTAAAGGACTCAAGAGCCAGGGCCTTTTCTGCCAAAGCGGATTCGAGCTTCATATCCTTGCGCTCGTCTTTGGGTGAGTGATGAAGTTCCTTTACGTTGTTGGCAATAACAGCCTGTATTAACTTATCTTCTCGGGCGGAAGATCGCCTGCTTGCTACGATGTTGTTTAACCAAAGGACAACGTTAAGTCCCAGGAGTACAAGTATAATAATATCAGTCATCTAAAGCTCCTTTCATGAGGCAAAGACCTTGTTCCTTTTTATCGTGAACCCAGGCAGTGCTCCTATCAAAATGATATGCGATCTCAGCGAGGGTATCCCCATGAAAATAGTAGCGGTCCATAATGACGGCTGTCACCGTATCCACCTTCTCGGGGATAATCTCTCGCAATTGAGATAGAAGTACAACTTGTTCAATCTTCGCAACCGTTTCCTCGTCGTCTACAATATTGCCGCCCGTGTGGTGAACCACTTGCGGAATGAAAGGATCTTTCTTAAACTGATATCGGGTGAGCGGGGCCAGTCGTCGGAAGGAATCGAGCAGAGACAGGTACATATTGTGCCCTTTCAACCAGCCTTCCATGCAATCTTGCACGTAATCCTCTATCGTGACTGTGGGCATGAAATGGGTTTGATGGAATACTCTAGCTTCTTTTCTGGCTCTGACATATGCTATTTCAATTTCCTTTTCGGTTAGATCCTTTATTTCTTCAGAATTAGTCATCGAAAAATACCTCCTCCATGTTTGTGTTTTCCTCTTCTTCATCTTGCAGGTCGGATATGATCTTGTCAATTTCAAGTGCTGCTACCATAGAAGCACTGTCGAGAGCCGCCATTTTCTCTTTCTTGACTTGTTCATCGTGGAATTTCTTCAGGGCATCTTCATCCGCACCCTGGGGTCTGTCCATGCAGACGTGACAGGCATCGTCAAAGGGGTGAAGCTCCTGTCCTTTCTCCAAATACTCCCCAGTTAACTCGTCTATACACAAATCGGGTATAATGCGGATGAATTGCTTACAAGTGTTGTAAACCACCAGCATTGGCTTTTCCTTGGGATCGTCGGGGATACGCAGTCTGTTGCGAAACTGTCGTATTTTCAGTACCCTATTGGCATCTCCAGCGAAAAGCTCCAGCTTGGGATGGACAGCCTTAAACTCGTCCATCGTGGAATCCCCCTGCCCACCCCCCTTGTAATCCGGCTTCTTATTCTGGCAGGTAGGATCGGCCAACCTCCTGATATCTCTGTCCCAAATGCCCATTTCTTTTTCGCGCTGCATGACACCTTCCGCCACTTCAGCGTCCGTGAGTCGTAAGCCCACATTGGTCGTGACCTTGTCCCATCCATACCACTCGGCAAAGCGGTAGATCCGGTCGTCATTGTCAACCCACCACCAGCCGATGGAGAAGGGGGCACCATAGCCCCAGTCATATGTCATGACAATGGGGGCATGCTCCGGGATGGGCCACACGGGTTCGACAATATGTCGCTCAGTGAAGTTGAAGGCTTGGCCCACGAATACATCCCAACGGCCATCCAGCCATGCAGCCACGAGCGCAGGGTCGTTGATGGATCTCAGCCTCGCCTCGTACAACGGGTCCATATCCTTCAACACCAGGTTATCGGATAAAACAGACTTGATGAAAACGCGAGTGAAAACAACCTCTGTCCCGTCGAATAGTGTGTGAAATATACGGTTTACCTGCCCTTCACCCACAGGTGCCTCGCCGCCATCACATTCTGGAATGAACATCACCTTGATTTGGGATGCTCCAGGTCCACCTGGATTGCCGGAAAGTACCATTTGACATTTAATCCCATGCGGAGATCTAAGGCACCCTTTGAGACGATCCATCAATTGGCCGATAAACGGGATCGACGGGGCCTCGTCGAGCGAAATTTCCACATACTGATGGCCCTGGAAATCATCGGCCTGAATAATAGCGTTGATCGCGGCCAAGGATACATTGGCACCATTGGCGAAACGAATATAGTTGATCTGATTCTCCCCGCCGACTCTCTCAGCCGGAAGACCCGCCATGATAAGCTCGTCCCAACGACGCCGTAGCTCCTTGAAATCCTTATACTTACGCCGAACCATCAGGCCATTCCACTGGATACCGTGGCGCAACGCCCCTTTGACTTGCCGCCCGATCAGGAGATCCGACTTGCCCCCGCCACGTGTCCCGCCGATGAAGATCTCGTCCACTGGACAGGTATAGGCCTCTGCCTGGGGTCCAGGCTGTGGGTACCAGTAATACTCTGACACTTTCTGGGTAATCATATCACTCCTTCACGGCGAATTGAATCCACCGGCTGGTCATCTCAATAGCCAGCTCCACGCGCTCTTCTGGGGTTAAACGTTCCATTAACCAGGTCTCTTCTGGGTAATCTTTGCCCCGGAATACCATTTCCCCTGTGCAATCCTCATAAAGATTCCCGTTTGCATCTATCCCAATTACGCCACAATATGGTTCCCAGGACCGACCAGAGTCAAACTGAAGATGATCTTTGAATGTTTTCATTGTATTACCTCCCCTTTAAACGAAAATCCACCAATTAAGGCCACTGTATACTGCAGCCCCAGTGATATATAAAACCATCTTAACTCTATCGCTCATTTCTTTTTCACCCTAGGAACCCTGCCCATCGTATGGAGCAGATCCCTGATTGACTTGTTATCCACCAGTACCTGATACAGCCCCTCGCTTACGGCGTCCAGAGCGTCCTCGTGATCTATGAAGATATGGTGGCTGGACGTCTCGTCGATTGCGTGGAGCAGCTCATGCAGGAAGCAAATGAATGCGTAGGACTTGCTGATATACCTACCATCATGTGAAATACAGCCGATTCGGATCTGATTGGTCGCCTGGTCGTAATCCGCAATGGCTCCAGCGCCCTCCGGGAAGTCATAAGGGTGTATTATCTTTACCCTATGTCCGCCAACCTTTAGGCTTTTTGGTAGATCCAATATCCTTTTAGGCTTCTTGTGCTTCTTGGCCAACGGCCTAGAAGCCGAAGATTTATCTGCAATTTCCTCTAATGCACTTTCCACATCTTCGATTGTCGCGCTCATTGTTTCCTCCTTAATTTCCGACCGATCTAACCAATCAGTCATTGACTGGACCCGTCTGTGGGTCAATTTTCCCCAAAAAATCTCAAAAAATTCAGCTCTGTTTTGGTACACTGGTACCATATGATGTATTTGACGACCCGCATCCGGGGTGGGGGGTACCCCCGGGGGGTGGGTGGCAGCGTTTAATGACGCGTCACGTAATACCACAGTGTAGTAGTTGTAGCAACTGGCATGGTTGTTGCATGCGTGTACCACAGTGTGGTATGTGGCACGGTTGTTGCAGGGGGATAGTGGCATGATGCTTGCAGTAGTCATTTGGCATGATACGTGCATACAGGCCCACGTGACCAGTGACGGAAGCACGCGCGGTAGCATTGGCATGGTACTTGCAGGCAGTGTTGGCATGGTTGTTGCATGAGTAGTACTTGAAGCCATTGGCATGACTCTTGCATACCTTTATTGGCACAGTACTTGCATATGAATAGTGGCATGGTACTTGCAGTAGTCACTTGGCACACTCCTTGCATGTACCACACGTACACGCGTGTTCCTCACACTTGGCTTGCGCACACGCTTGGCATGGTACTTGCATGTAATCCATTGGCACGATCTTTGCATGACACGTTGTGGCACGGCTTTTGCAGGAGAACTTTAGCGGTAACACACACACTGTGTTGGCACGCTCCTTGCATACAAAGTTGACATAGTCCTTTGGTCTGTTGTATTGGCATGGTCCTTGCATGTTGTCCGTCATTTCTTACCCTCCTCTAGTAATCGTTGCGTTCGTGCTTCACCTACCTGCTTCTCCCAGTCCTCCAAACTCTCCGGCTCAGGTGGCAACACACCAACAACAGTCAAAGGGTTACCCTCCTGTCCTCCCACATTGACATCCACAGCAGTCCCATAACCCCTGTTCTTGGCATACGCTGCCAGGTAAGTCTTAATCGCCTGGAAGTCCAGCACATTAATCAAGTCCATCAACTTCCCTTCCACATGATCAATCAGCCCCTCCTTCACATCATGACACATACCCTTAAAATCCTCATCCTCAGCCCGCCACAGGTAGTAACAGGCTCTACTTATATTCATAGCCTTACACGTATTCGCCACATGTCCTTGATTTGCTTCAAGTAATATGATAAACAGGTCCTTTTTGTCTTGCACCGTTAGCTCGTTCATACTGCTGCTGCCTCCTAAAAGTATACGATATCACTCATTCCTTAGAGATAGTTCAATGTTAAGCCACTTCATGTTGAGATTGTTTAACCACTTACAATCCTCAACCCTTACAATAAGATAACCACTAATTGCCAGAAGTCAACGCTCAATGGCACATTTCTTGCAGGGAATATGGGCCGGAGGATGAATAGTCAATGATTGCGGTGCGTTGCATCACGTTGGCATGGAGCTTGCAGGCGGACATATTGCCCGGGTAACTGTCCAGGTAATGGCATCATGAATGCCTCAAATGCCTCATGTGTCGTGAACCATGTCACAAACGTGTCACAAGTGTAATCATTTCACTCATTAATGCACACGCACGCGTTCTACATACCCACGAGAAATCAAGGGTCGGTGACTGGTGACACTGTGACCAGTGACATGGTGACAAGATGTCATTGACGTGAATGTGGCATGTGTCAAGTCAAGCCTTGATGTGGCAGAATGTGGAGCGGTGAACCTCACGGTAAGTGGTTGACATTACATGGTATTCACGATAGTTATAAATAAAGCTTAAGTTTCCCTTGACAAGTACCGAATAGATAATTAACATTAGGACAGTTGAAACAGGAAAGGGGGCACGCACAGCACGACATACAAATAGGTGGATGACTGGTTCCAGGTACTTCCCGCCTTATAACGACTCCGGTCAGATAGTAGGGAAGGACGGGCATGAGGCATGTTGGGCCTCAGAGACGGACCTGCAGATCTTAGGGAGAAACAGGGTGCGGTCCTGGTGAAATGAACCGCAGATTACAATCATCTGTTATCATAACAGAGAGGGAAGTCGTCGAAAAAAGGGTTGTGTATTGGCTAGTAAGTGCTTTGACAGACTGTCCATTACCCTTACACTTAAGAGTTCGTTGCTCGCCTTGCATCAATTATACAATGATGCAAACTTCCCTTTCTGGTATGCTAATAGGTGATTGTAGCTTCGCTTGGAAGTTACAAGCAGATTATTACACGTGATGGGGATAGACAGACTATAAATTAAGTCTATTGCCAATGGAGCTAGCATTTACACTTCCGACTGAGACCGGGAGAGGCTATGGGGTTCAACTCCCCTGTGTATATCTCAGATCTGTTTGTACTTCCAAGTGAGGCTTGTGTTAAATACTTACCGGGGAGAGGTTACAATGGGAAGTGGCCAGCGTTAGGATAGCTTCCAAAACGTAAAGACTGCATGACATGCACCCGGAGACGTTCGGCTGTATTGGCAGCTACCGTCAACCTCCCCACGGTAAGTATTTAAACGGATAAAGGAGGACAACATCATGTACGGTTTAAAAGAATACGAGAGAATGAATAGAGAGGAAAAAGAGGAGCACGACAAGAAAGTGCGTAATGCTCGGTTCAATTGGAAGACCAAAATAAGGATAACTGTTAAACTTCTATTGAATAAGCTTTGGGGAGGCTAATAACATGAATTATTTAGTCAAGGCAGTATGGAAGAAAGGCGACGGACATGCATGGGTAGTGGAGGACTTGAAATCAACCCCTGATGCAGAGGGTATTATGCATGAGGACAGTGTATTATATACGATAGGAATGTATAATGTTTGCGACACGGTAAGGGGAGTCAAAGACGCTATACACGCAGCATTGTATGATGAACGCCAGGGCAATGGCAACCTTAAAGAGGGGGATGAATTTCACGTGCGTGCGGCAACAGTCAATAAATATCTTGGCTGTGATAGTTGGAAGGGTAGACTGAGAATTCCTGCAATGAAATTTAAGTGCGTAGGGGTTCACGTAACCAAAGTGTAAGGGAGGGGACAACATGACAAATAGACGAATAGATATCAAGGCAATACTGAATGACCCTCATGCACGACGGGAACTGTTCGTAAACACTATCATAGCAGCACAAGCACGGGAAGGTATCACGACGACTCGTGAGCAGGCAGAGAGTGCATATGATCAAGTTCAAAGAGAGAAGGAGGATAAATAGTATGGACACAACAAAGAAAGCTACTGCAAAAGTAGGTGATAGCGTGCAAGGGGATCTTTGGTCTTGGTATGCAACTCTCGGGGAGTCGGATGGTTTCTCTGACAGTTCTTTTCCTGGTTGCCAGTTTCGTTTAAAAGAACATGGTACTCTTGATAATTATGCTGTCAACATCAAAGTCACAGGAAAACCAGTGTGGAGCGGTTTTTCCTATCACAGCCGATGTGTCCTTGAGATTGTCGGGGACGGTGAACCTTCCACATTTTTTGGCGGTCAATTGTATCATAAGGCAACTTAAAGGGAGGATGAGAAATGCCTATAATAGATAAGATCTTGAATTTCGAGGCTGGCGAAATGGAAGAAGAGGAGATGGTGGAATTCTTCCAAGAGTTGATTGACAATGGCATGGCTTGGACCTTGCAGGGTAGCTATGGGAGGATGGCAAGTAGCTTGATTGACGCAGGACATTGCTCTGCATAAGCCGAAACTGGGGAGGGGCATTCCCCAGTCTGTCAAGGATTGATACCTTGGCACTGATGAGGCAATCAAAATAACAGGGAGGAAAAACCATGAACTTTACCTAGGAGGAAATTGCAAAGATTACTGATGACCTGGAAGGTATCGCCAATGTTAGGGCCATAAACAAGATTTATAGACGACAAGATTGCTCTAACCTATGGCCTGTAGCAGGAAAATTCAATGTCATAAACAGAGCAATCCGACACGCACAAAAATGGCAGAGAGAATCGGGAGTGTCTTTGCAAGGATTAGAGTATTGTTATTTTTTAAGCAATGAAATAAGGAGTATTGTCAACAACCCAAATATTTAAGACAAGGAGGGAACAGCATGAAAAAGATATTAGGGATAATTTGGCTTGTCAGTAGTGTTATATTGCTGTTAGGTTTTATATTTACAGTGTAATACCTAGTGCCTGTCCCCAAAACAATGGGACCTTCACACCGGGCGGGAGAGTAACGGACATAAGGCAGGACATAGTCAAGGGGTGGATACGAGGCCACTGTGGGCCGACAACTGATTTCAAACTATGCTTGGGCTCCTCCTGACACCTTGCAGCGTGCTCCCGCCAGACACTAATAAATAATGGAGGGAATACAATGAAAAAGAAACATAAGGTCTCGAATTTTGTGGTGAACTGCTGCATGTTCATATTAGTTTTATGTGGTATTGTTATCGTAGTAGGAATGTTACAAGCAATATTTTAAAGGGGGACATCATGATAGACGACTTCAAAAGGTTCAAGATTTTCGAGGACCATGACGAGTTGGGCGCTAAGACCTACGCACTTTACAATGACGAAGTCTTCGTTAGCTCATACCTTCCCGACGACGAGTACATCAAACACTTGCTATTAACTGGGGTCAAGATTCATCCTGGCCTAGACTGCTCACCGAAAGGGGTGTGATATGGAATTTAGAAATATTAAACCTGGAAGGATATTCTACATAGGTAACCGTGCCTTTGCAAAACTTCGCAAGCCTCATGGGGAAAGGCCTACAGAGGCATGCTGCAAGGGAAGAAGTTGTACTGTGTCTTGGAATGCTACAAATTTTGCCAATGACGTACATATTTGTCCTTCCACCTGGGTGGAACACACCCAGTATTATTATGAAGAGAAGGAGGACTAAGTCGAAACGGGGCGTGAGCCTCGTCTGACCGGGGATGGCTACCTGGCACTGATGAGACAGGCCATAAGGAGGGGATATGATGGGAGAGGAGAAGACAGAAAAAGTCATATGTATGTTGTGCGTACACGAATGGCCAACTAACGAGATTGATGTTAGATCTATTAGTCGTGATGTTTGTACTGGACGTGAAATATTAACTTTTAAGTGCCCGAACTGTCATCGTATAAAACAATCTTTAACTTGGGAGGGATAAAATCATGTCAAATATACCCATTGAGTCTTTGGAAAACATCAATAATTCTTGCAGGAACATGCTTGACAATCTGGGAGACGTTAGACCTTATAGCGTAGATCATGAGGATGTGGAAAACTTCTGTTTGGATCTTGAGGATGACGTAAAATCAATAGAGCATCATATCTCTGTTATCCGGCAAATGAATGACAAGTATAATAAATAAGGGGGTGAGCACTATGGACATAGAAACCTGGAGGAGGAATTTTTCCGCAGCACCGGCCTACAAGAGATACACATTGTTCCGGGCGCTGCAAACTCTGAATGAATGGGGACCGTTCCGTAAAGAGTTCGAGCCGGAAGGGCTTGTAAGGTTACAAGAGATTTTTCGGGAGGAGCTGGACTGTAAGGCTCGGAGCTTCATTTTGAGCAAGGAGGATGATCATGGCTAAACATAGCAACCATTACAGGCTGTGGGACTGGTGCTC